TGAAAAAGCTAAAATCAAATTTAATGAAAAAAATAACAATAAAAGCTGATACAACGTTAAAATATCTTCAATTATGGAATGGGATATTTAATTTAACAGATATGGAATTAGAAGTTCTAGCTGTATTAATAGATACATGTACTACAACTAATAATTTATGTAATGCAACTGTAAAGAAGGTAGCTGCAAAAACTTTGAAGATAAAAGATTATAGAACTTTAAATAATTATGTAAAAAGATTAAAAGATAAAGGAGCTATAATAGTAGATGAGAAATTATATAAATTAAATTCAATATTAAATCCTAAAATAAATGACGTTCATATCAATATTCAGCATGTATGAGAATAATATAGTCTCGATATTTCCATACGATAGAGAAACATTTATTGTTATATATCAAGATACTGTAGGAAATTGTAAACAAATTAATATAGAAAATATAAATGACGAAAAAGAAAAAGAAAGAGAAAAAGAAACTGTCTATAGTAAAGATGGTGAAAAACTTCGCTAAAGATTCAGCGAATTTTATAAAAGCAGGAGCTCCAATGTGTTCTGAAAAAGAATTTGAACGTAGAATGAATATATGTAGAGATTGTGAGCATTTCACAGAAAAAAATCAATGTGGAATTTGTGGATGCTTAATGACTATTAAAGCTGGATGGAAAACAGCAGAATGTGCTGATACTCCTAAAAGATGGGAAAAGCTTATGGAAAAAGATGAATCAGATATAGCTATGGAACGAGTAAGACAAGTTATGGAAAAATCGGAACCTGATTTTAAATATACAAAAGAGAGTATGTTAATACCTGGACAAAAATCAGAAATACAGTTTAGAGAAGAAAGACGTAAGCATTTAAATAAGTTGAAGGGTAGAAAATAACTATATGGTAAGAAATAAACAAGAAATTATTTATTTTTTGGCTAATAAATATAACTTTACTATTAAAGAAGTTGAGAGAATCGTAACATATCAATTTAAATTTGTAGCAGATATAATGGCTAAAGGAAAATTTGAAACAATACGATTACCTTATTTTGGTAAATTTTCTGTAAATAATAACAGAATAAAATATATAAATAAATTAACAAATGACAAAAGAAAAAACAAAAAAAGTTAGACTTAGAAGTATATTACATCTTTATCTAGGATATATTAGAAAAGGTGATAGAATGTATGAACTTGATGGTGATGGAGGATTTATAGCTGAACAAGGATATAATACAAACTTTGGAGAATTAGCAGATGATATTATAGCAAATGGTGTAGGAGTAATTAGAGTTAAAAAATTAGGATATACATTTAGAGACTCAAAATGGCAAGAACAAAAAGGTGGTAAAATAATATTAAGAGATAATGATGATTTTGTATATGAAGCTTTAAGAGCCCCAGAAGATCGAGAAAATTTACATAAATTACGATTATTAACTTTAATGTATGATTTAGATTATATGGTTGATATATTTATTGAAAGCGTAGATCCAAAATATAAACCACCTATTGATATGCCTGTTCCAACAGATAAAGAATTAAGAAAAAATATGAACGATCCTGGTAATCATTTTAATATTGAAAAATATAAAAATGCAGAAATAATAAAAGGAAGAGTTGTTCCAAATAAGGATGAAAGAATAAATAAGACAAGTGATAAGTAAAGATTTACTAACTATTGTAGATAATAAAGCTGTGCCCTCAGCTTATACTAAAACTATATTAGAGTTTAAAAATTTAGATGTAAAATCTTTAGCTTATATTTATTTTATGATAGATTATAGATCTCCTTATGCAGTTTATGAGTGGGAAGAGCGTGAGGATCAAGTAAAAAATAGTATCTTTGACAAAAAATGGGCAGTAAGTGCTAAAGTAAAAACTGCTTGTACTAAATATGCTGAACTTACAGAGACTTCATCTGTAAAGTTATTAAAGGCAGCTAAAAACTCTGTAGTTAAGTTAGAGAAATATTTTAGAGATATTGATTTAACAGTAATGGATGATAATGGAAAACCAATATTCCATGCTAAGGATTTGATAAATAATTTAGAAAAGATGGGTAAAGTTGTAGAGGGATTAAGTAGATTAGAAGAATTAGTTAGAAAAGAAGAGCAGGCTAATAATAGTAATAGAGGAGGAGTAGAAGTAAATAAATATAGTATGTAATGGAGGAATATAAACAATATGAAGAAGATCTAGAACTTTATGAAACTGCAATGAATAATGCGTATTATCTAATAACTAAAAGAAGAACATTAGATGATATTTATTTTGAATTAGAAGCTGGAGATAGAGATACATATCCTTTACCCTTTAATCCTATAGAGGAAGATGGTAGAACAGCTGATGTAATCGATGTTGTCATTGAATATTTTACATCAACTGAAGAATATGAAAAATGTGCAGAATTAGTAAAGATTAAAGATGAATGTCAGATAGATTCAAGGATATAAATAGAATAAGACCTGCTGCTAAATTCTTTGAAGAGAAAGGATATTATACAGAATCATTACCTGGAACAAAAGATTATTATGATTTTTGGGATGAGGAAGGAAAAAGATGTATGTATGGATACACAATTGATGAATTACATGTTACAGGGTTTCATTATTTCTATTTAAATTATTGTCCTATTGATAGAGCTGTAGATGAAGAACTTCCAGATGGAACAATACAGTCTAAACGTGAGAGAACTTTTCCTGCATTTTATGATGGGGATTGGGAGTATTTTCAAGAGATAGATAAAGCTAGAGCTTTAAATAGACATATGATAGTATTAAAAGCAAGACGTAAAGGATATTCTTATAAAGCTGGATCTATGCTCGCTCGTAATTATTTCTTTGTTAGGAATTCAAAGAATTTTGTATTTGCAGGACAAAAGGAATATTTAATTGGTGATGGACTTTTATCTAAAGCGTGGGAATTTTTATCATTTATAGATGATAATACTGCCTGGGCTCAGCCTAGATTAAAAGATAGAGAGATGAGTAAAATGTCTGGATATAAAAAGAAAGTAAACGGTATTGAAATAGAAATGGGTATGAAATCTCAAATTATGGGAGTAAGCCTTAAAGATGCACCCGACAAGGTAAGGGGTAAGGCGGGAGAACTTATCTTCTTTGAAGAAGCAGGTTCTTTCCCTGGCCTCTTGAAAGCTTGGGAAGTAACAATGCCTACAATGAGACAAGGCGCTAAAACATTAGGTATGATGATTGCTTTTGGTACCGGTGGTACAGAAGGAGCAGACTTTGAAGCAATGGAAGAAATATTTTATAATCCAGCAGCGTATGATTGTATGGATTATGAAAATGAATGGGATGAAGGAGCATTAGGAACTAGATGTGGATATTTTATTCCAATACAAAAAAACTTAGATGGATTTATAGATATTAATGGTAATTCAAAGAAAGTTGATGCAGTAGAATATGAGAAAGGAATGAGGGAAAAAAAGAAAGGTGCAGCCGATGCCAAATCATTAGACCAATACATCGCAGAGCATCCTTTTTCCCCTCAAGAAGCTACACTTCAAATAACAGCTAATTTATTTGATATAGCTACATTACAAGAACATTATAATACTATTAAGGCAGGAAACTTACAAACAAAAGGTACACAAGGAAGATTATATTATAAAGGAGAAAATGTAGAATTTACACCAGATTATAATTTAAGACCTATAATAAAATTTCCACATAGAAAGGATGATGATAATACTGGATGTGTAGTTGTATATCAAAATCCTTATAAAAATAAACAAGGAGTAACTCCTCATAATTTATATGTAATATGTCATGATCCTTATGGACAAAATCAATCAGCAGATTCATCATCTTTGGGAGCAGCTTATGTATTAAAACGTCCTAATAATGTATCACAACCAGATGATATTATTGCAGCATCTTATATTGGAAGGCCTAAAACTCAAGATGAATATAATCGTAATCTATTTATGCTTGCTGATTATTATAATGCTAAGATAGGATTTGAGAATGATCGTGGAGAAGTTATAGCATATGCAAAAAGATTTAGAAAGTTACATAAATTACAACCAGAATTTGAAATGTTGGATAAGCGAGAACTTCAATCTAGACGCGTTAGACGTACATATGGCATGCATATGACAGAAGCACGGAAACATCAAGGTGAGATATATATAAGGGATTGGCTAAATTCACTAAGGGGGGTAGACGATGAAGGAAAAAAATTACTAAATTTGCAAAAGATTTATGATCCTGCTTTAATACAAGAATTAATAAAGTTCAATCACAAAGGTAACTTTGACCGTGTAATGGCTTTAATGATTGGTATGTATCATACCAGAGAATTATATAATGCTGAGGTGTCAGATATCTATAATGATAGATCTCAGGATGATTTTTTTAATAGAGAACACTTTTAAATATGAACTTAAAAACAGACGATCAATATACACACCACCAGATACCAAAACAAAAAATTCCACCTTCTAAGAAAAATGAAGATTGGGGAAAACGTTGTGTAGAAGCTTACATCAGTTTATCTGATATAGGAGGCTTTAGCACCCGCAGAGGACATTTAACAGCTTTGTATGATTTTTATAACGGTCATATCCTAGAAGAAGATTACACCTATGTATTAAAACCTTATGGCAAAGCTAGACGTAACTTTCCGTCTAAAATTCGTAACTATCCTATCATAAAGCCAGTCGTAGATCTCTTGCTAGGAGAAAAAGCTAAAAGACCAATAAATTATACAGTAGCTGTTGCCAATGCGGATTCAGTATCTAAAAAAGAAGAACAGAAAAAGGCAAAAATTATGCAGGCGATGCAACAACGTTTTGTTAATAAACTTAATGAAACACAAGGAGCGCCTTCTACTAATACTCCATCTAAAGAAACACAATTACCTCAACATATAGCTGAAATGTTTGA